TGGATCTATTTCAATGAGTGGTGCTTTAAGTATGAGTGGTGCAAACGCTGAAATTATCACAGAAGGAGGTATTTATGCATTAGGAAAAATAAGCTCAAGCGCAGGATTATCAGGAACAGCTTTAACATTAACAACTGCAGGTGTTCATAAAGCGTCAATAGATGCTTCAGGTAATGTAGCAGCAGAAGGAGGTATAAGCTCAAGTGCTACATTATCAGGAACAAGTTTAAATATAAAAACAGCAGGAGTAACAAAAACAAGAATTGACGCTTCAGGAAATATAGCAGCAGAAGGAATAATTAGTTCAAGTACTACACTAGCAGCTAGAAATTTAGACATAAAATCAGCAGGAGTAACGTTGGCATCAATAGATACTTCAGGTAATCTTGATTTAATAGCGGGTAATGAGGCAGGAGCAACAGGTTCATTTGGATATATTTCAATGAGTGGTGATTTTTCAGCAAGTGGAAATATAACAGCATCAGGAGTATATGCAGATGGTGATGTAAGTGCAAGTGGAGCTGTATTTACAAAATTCATTAAACCAAATGCAGGGGCAACATTAAACATAACACCTGATTCAGGAGCTGCATTTGCTAGTGATACACACACAGTACAAATTTATGGAGGACTTAGAGCGGGATCAGCTATTACAACAGCCCATACAATTCTAGGTCCTACAACAATAGCATCATTAGTTGATTTAACCCCAACATTTGAAACTAAAACAGCCAACTTTACTGCAGCAGTAGGTAGAGAGTATATTGTAAATAAAGCAGATGGAGCAGCAATAGTATTACCTGCAGCAGCTATAGGTGCTCGAATTACTATATTAATAGGAACTCTAATCACATCAAATACTACTACAATCACAGCAGCATCTGGTGATCTACTTAAAGGATATGCTTTCTTAGAAGCAACTGATGCCGCAAATAATAAAACACTTTTTGTTCCAGATGGATCAGATGATTTAATTATTACGTTAGATGGTAGTACAACAGGTGGATTAATTGGAGATAGAATTGAATTAGTAGGAATCTCTGCAACAGAATGGAGAGTAAGAGCTACACTATCACACACTAGTACAGCAGCAACCCCATTCTCATAATAATTAATTAACATATAAAATATTAAGGCCCCCTAAGGGGCCTTTTTATATGTATTATAAATGGCAATAAACACAATAAATGAACTTAACTAACTATGGGACAAATTCGAATTTTCAATCGTCCTCCTAAATCTTTTGAATTTGATAAAGAGGATTTAGTAATAGATAATGTTAGGGGAGATGTCTATTATAAAGATGACAAAAATAGACTCCAAAAGATAATAAAATCTAATGACACTAGTACTTCTTTATCTGTAGCTAATTTAATAGCAACCACAGCTATATCTTCCACGGCAATAACTTCTTCAGCAATATTAGTAGGTAATATTACAGCTAGTGGACATATAAGTGCTTCAGGAACTGTATTTGCAGATAATTTTCAATCATCAGGCCAACAACAAATAACAGTAGCAGACAGTTTTAATATAACAGGAAGTATAACAGCCTCAGGTGGTATAAGTTCAAGTGGAGATTTAATAGGTGCAAATATATTTTTACCTGGAGGTGGTATAATATCTTTTGATAATTCATTAGATGGTTCAGATCAACTTATCACAGGTACTGACAATAATCTAACTATAGATGGTGATGAAAAAATAAAACTTAGAGCAGATAATTCTATTGAAATACAAAACACATCACAAGTAAACACAATAGTTTTTGATCCAATTGGGGGACATATAACAGCCTCAGGTAATATAAGTTCAAGTGGAGCAATTATAGGTTTAACAGGTTCATTTAATCAAACAATTATAACATTAAAAAGTGGATCCCAAGAATCACCTTTTATAATAACAATAGCAGACAATAATGGGCAAGACAATAAATTAGAAGTAACTAAAGATGGTGCTTTAAAATTAGGGGCATTAAATACCTTACCAACGGCAATAACGGGGGGGTTAGTATATTCTTCTTCAGCATTTTATATGGGTATTTAACCCTAGTATATGTATAATAAACAAATATTTTTAATAAAATAATAAACAAATGGCAACATGGAAAAAAGTTATAGTCTCAGGATCAGCAGCTGATCTAGCAGAAGTATCAGCATCAGTAGGATTTATAGGAGATGGTTCAGCATTAACAGGAATTGTAGATGCTTCTATAGCATCAAATGCAGCAATAGCACATACAAAACTTGCAGCACTTGCCGCAACTAAAGTGTTAGTAGGAAATGGTTCAAATGTTGCAACAGAAGTCGCATTATCTGGTGATGTAACAATGGATAATGCTGGTGCAGTTACAATTGCAAATACAGCAGTAACAAATGCCATGATTGGAGATGGTGCAGTTGATACTGAAGAAATAGCAGATGATGCAATTGACGCAGACAAATTAGCGTCAAACGCTGTAGTAAATGCCTCTATAGCAGCAAATGCAGCAATAGCTCACTCAAAATTAGCGGCACTTGCTTCAACTAAAGTATTAGTAGGAAACGGATCAAACGTTGCAGCAGAAGTCGCATTATCTGGTGATGTAACAATGGATAATACTGGTGCAGTTACTGTTGGAGCCAATAAAATTACATTAGCTAAAATGGCAGGCCTCGCAAGAGGAAAATTAATAAGTGGAGATTCAAGTGGTGACCCAGTTGCATTAGCAGCAGGAGGAGCAAATACTGTTCTACAATCAGACGGAACTGACATAACATACAACACAGTAGCTACAGCGATGATTGCAGACAATGCAGTTTCACTAGCCAAAATGGCAGGGTTAGCAAGAGGTAAAATTATAGCAGGAGATTCATCAGGTGATCCTGCAGCATTAGCAGTAGGTAGTGCAAACACTGTTCTCCAATCAGATGGAACTGATGTATCATATGGTACAGTAGCAACGGCTATGATTGCTGATGATGCTGTAGACGCAGATAAATTAGCAGCAAACGCAGTTGTAAATGCTTCCATAGCGTCTAATGCAGCAATTGCACATTCAAAATTAGCAGCACTTAATAATGGTAATATATTTGTAGGAAATGCTGGCAATCAAGCAACCTCTACAGCAGTAAGTGGAGATGTAACAATTAATGGAGCAGGAGCAGTTACAATTGCAAACAACGCAGTTGATGGTGATAAATTAGCAGATAGTTTCACAGTAGCTGCAGAACTTATTATTGCAGGTCATGGTTTAACTGTTAAACAAATAACAGCCTCAGGATACATAAGTGCAAGTGGAACAATAGAGGCTGATGCATTTTTAGGAGATGGTTCTGAGTTAACAGGTGTAACTGTTGCAGACAATGCAATTACTTTAGCTAAAATGGCCGGCTTGGCAAGAGGAAAATTAATAGTAGGAGATTCATCAGGTGATCCTGCAGCATTAGCAGCAGGAGGAGCTAACACAGTATTACAGTCAGATGGAACAGATATAACATACAATACAGTAGCTACGGCAATGATAGCTGATAATGCTGTTTCATTAGCTAAGATGTCAGGATTAGCAAGAGGTAAAATCATATCAGGTGATTCAAGTGGTGATCCAGTTGCATTAGCAGCAGGGGGAGCAAATACTGTTCTGCAATCAGATGGAACCGATATTACTTATAATACAGTAGCTACAGCGATGATTGCAGACAATGCAGTATCTTTAGCTAAAATGGCCGGCTTAGCCAGAGGAAAAATAATAAGTGGAGATTCAAGTGGTGATCCAGTTGCTTTAGCAGCGGGGGGAGCAAATACTGTTCTGCAATCAGATGGAACAGATATAACATACAATACAGTAGCTACAGCGATGATTGCTGATGATGCCGTAGACGCTGATAAATTAGCTTCAAACGCTGTAGTAAATGCCTCTATAGCTGCAAATGCAGCAATTGCACATTCAAAATTAGCAGCTCTTGCTTCAACTAAAGTATTAGTAGGAAATGGGTCAAACGTAGCTGCTGAGGTAGCATTATCTGGTGATGTAACTATGAATAATGCTGGTGCAGTTACAATAGGTGCCAATAAAGTTACACTAGCTAAAATGGCAGGTCTAGCTCGTGGTAAAATCATATCAGGTGATTCAAGTGGTGATCCAGTTGCTTTAGCAGCAGGAGGAGCTAACACAGTATTACAGTCAGATGGAACAGATATAACATACAACACAGTAGCTACAGCGATGATTGCAGATAATGCAGTATCTTTAGCTAAAATGGCCGGCTTGGCAAGAGGTAAAATCATATCAGGTGATTCAAGTGGTGACCCAGTTGCATTATCTCCAGGGGGAGCAAATACAGTTCTTCAATCAGATGGAACCGATATTACTTATAATACAGTAGCTACGGCAATGATAGCAGATGATGCAGTTGACGCAGACAAATTAGCATCAAACGCAGTTGTAAATGCTTCTGTTGCTGCAAATGCAGCAATAGCTCACTCAAAATTAGCAGCTCTTGCTGCAACAAAGGTATTAGTAGGAAATGGTTCAAATGTTGCAACAGAAGTCGCATTATCTGGTGATGTAACTATGAATAATGCGGGAGCAGTTACTATTGCAGCTAATGCAGTTGATGGTGATAAATTAGCAGACAGTATTGTTATTGCTGCTGACCTAACAGTAACAGGAGACTTATTAGTAAGTGGTGATAGTGTTACTGTTAATACAGCCAACTTAAATGTTGAAGATCCATTTATATTATTAAAATCAGGCTCTTCTAATACATCAGATTCAGGTATTATATTTGGTGGTTCAACTGGTACAGCTAATTCAGGTAAAGCAATTGTATGGGACGCTAGTTACAATAGTAATGATGGTAGATTAGCAGTTTCTACAACAGCCGTAGCGGGTGATGCTACTGCCAATTTTGACGGCTCTGGTACAGCAGGATATTATATAGCAGGTGTGTTTGCAGGAAGTGAAGCAGATGCTGCAACAGCAAAAGCTGACCACGCAGGTAATATTAGAATTGAATCAAGTGAAATTTTCATCTATGTATAATAGATAAATGTTAAAAAAATTATTAAAAAAAGTTATGTTTCATAGTAAAATAAATAAAAATAAGGAATTATTGAATATTCCAAAAGATCAAATATCGTTATCATTATCAAAAGAAGAGATAGCGATTTTACTTCAATCAATAAAAAATTCAAACTTCAGTGGCTCCGTGCTAGAAGATTTATACAATCTAGTATATAAATTACAAACTAATTTCAATAAATTAAAATAATAAGTTATGTACACACCAGAAGAATTGACAGTTATAAGAACGGGTCTTGATTTAGTAACAATCACAGGAAATAGTGCTAAAGCTTTAGCGTCACTACAGAATAAAATAGAAAAAGATATTCTAAAAGCAACAACTAAAAAAGAAAAAGATTTACAAAAAATTATGAAAATAGAGGCAGGAAAAGCCAAGAAATAGATTTTTTATATATTTATAATAAATTATTGGCCCTTCACAGGGAAGTGGACTCACAGTGAGTAGCCAACCATAATAAAAGAGAGTATGCCAAATTGGAAAAAATTATTAACCTCAGGGTCTAATATACAAATATCAGAATTAACACTAGATGCAGCAGGAGTAACAAAAGCTTCAATAGACACATCAGGTAATATATCAGCAGGTAATATAAGTTCAAGTGGAGAATTAGCAGGTAGAGGTCTTGCAATAGCTACTAATGGTGTTAATCAAGCTGTCATAGGCACAAATGGAGATATAGTTTCATCAACTGGAAACATAGAAGCTCGAGCAGGATATATAAGTTCAAGTGCAGCATTACTTGGAACAGAATTAACATTAAAAACAGCAGGTGTTCACAAAGCTTCAATTGATGCTTCAGGAAATATATCAGCAGAAGGAAAAGTAAGTTCAAGTGGTGCAGCTACTTTTCCAAATTTAAATATAGAAAATAATGGTGTAAGTTCTTTTAATATTCATGGATCAGGTGCAACAACAATAGGTGGAACAGTTAGTGCAAGTGGTGCAGTAACATCAACTGCGTTTACTGCCCAAACAAATGGTATAAATGCTCTAACAATATCAACAGCAGGAGCTTTAAGTGCAAGTTCAACATTAGCAGGAACAGCTTTAACATTAGCAACAGCAGGAGTACAAAAAGCATCAATTACAGCAGACGGATCAGCTTCATTTGCAGGGGGTATAGACACAGGACACAGTACTACAGCATCTTTAGGATATGTTACTGCTTCACAATTAATTGTACAAGGTACAGATGAAGGAGCAGCAATTGCTTTATATGATAATAGTGGACAATTAATAGGAGCAATTGCAAGATGTGGAACTGGTGCAAATGCCCATAGAGGTAGACTATTATTAAAAGATAATGCTGATACTAAAATAGAATTTACCCCAATTGGTACAAGTTATGTCATGGGTGCTTTTAGTTCAAGTGGAAATATAGAAGCTAATTCATTTACTCAAACATCAAATGGAACAACAATAGCTTCAATATCTAATCAAGGAGCTATAAATGCTAATATGGGGCTAATTAAACATACTATTGGATCTAACAAAGGTGATGTTGTTTATTTTGGTGGTACTACATCAATGACTACAGGAGATATTTATCATTATAAAAGTGATGGTACTTGGGAAAAAGCTAATTGTAATGCAGCAGCTACTAGTGATGGTTTATTAGCTATAGCGCTAGGTGCTGCTTCAGATACTAATGGAATGTTATTAAGAGGAATGGGTACACTTGCTGCAATTGATGGAACAGAGGCAGTTGGTGATGTTTTATACCTTTCTGAGGACAATACAGGTCATGCTAATGCAGCAGCTCCAGCGGGTCAAAGCGATATAGTAAGAATTATAGGATACTGCTTACATGCATCTAATAAAACTGTATGGTTCAACCCAGATAATACATTTATAGAAGTAGCATAATGGGTTATATAAATAAAACATTAACATTCGAATCAGATAAGATATACTATACAGACACATCTTTTGGGGGAGACTTTGAAGTTATGATGGATTGGGAAGATCCTTTAATGTCAGCTTCAGCAGCTTATGTGTGTGAAAATGGAGGTGACATTTTAGAAATAGGATTTGGAATGGGAATTTCAGCAGGTTATATGCATTCTCATTCAATTTCAACGCATACCATAATAGAAAATCATCCCAACATAATATCCAAGGCTCAGGCGTGGGCTTCAAACAAATCTAATGTAAATATTATAACAGGTAGTTGGCATGATGTTAAAGATTCTTTGTCAACATACGACGGTATATTTTATGATACTTTTGGGGATGAAAATATGAATAATTTTAGTTCATCTTTAAGTAGTTTAACAAAATTAAACACTAAAGTAACTTGGTGGAATAATAATATTAATGAAACTAATTTTTATAATATATCTAATGTAAATTATCAAGCTATAACGGTTGATCCACCAACAAATAGTTATTTTAATTCTACAACTTATTACTTACCTAAAAAACAGTTTTAAATGGCAACTCAAAATGCAGCACAAATAGGATTTATTATTGGTTTTGCACAAAGTAGTCAGGCAACAGCAAGAGATACAACTGGTGGAACCCCCACAAATTCACCATCAGGAAATGGAGCTATTAATATCCAATATTTTCAAAGTTCAGGTAGAGGAGGGGGAACATTTAGATACACAAGAACATTTCTTCGATTTGACACATCTGATATTAGTGGAGCTTCAAGTTTTACATTAAAAACAGCATGTTCAGTAGGAACAACTGCAACTGAAACTGTTTTTGCTGTAAAATCAGATGCTTTTACGGGGGAAGACACAACACTTGCAAGTGCAGATTTTAATAATCTTGATTTTAGTACACTATATTCTAGTAATGCTACTGGAAACACATTTGCAAATTCTAATAGTGGAACTAATGATATAGCTTTAAGTTCTACAGCTGCAAATGACATTAATAATAATAGTGTTTTTACTGTAGCTTTAGTTACAAGACTTGATTATGAGGATGATGATCTTGAAGCAGATGGGTCTGTTAATCATGTAACTAACTTTAATACAATCCCTTTTTTAGATTTTACCCCCGCGGCTTCAGGATATGGTAATCAAGTTAATACTGTTGCACCATCAAACATAGCTATAATAAATAATGTAGCTACTGCTAACATTGAAAAAATAAATACAATCTAAAATAGGCGTCTTCTAAAATTCGCATATATGTATATAGGAACAACAATTAAAAAATAAAGTTATGGCAGTTAAAACAAAAGAAAAAGCTCCAAAATCAACGGAATCTAAAAAAATCGAAGAAAACGATTTAAATACTCTTAAACAACTTCAAGCAGATACAGATAAGTTAGTTTATAATTTAGGTCAGTTATACGTTCAAAAAGAAAAATTGAACCAAACTGAAGATGAATTAAAACAAGCAATGAAATCTATTGAGCAAAGAGAAGAAGCATTAGGTAAAGATTTATCAGCAAAATATGGGATAGGAACAGTTAATATAGAAGCTGGAACTTTTACCCCTCAAGCGTCTTAATTACTTTTTTAGAATACATTTTATATTTATAGGTGACTAAAATAGTCGCCTATACTAGTTTAGGTTTGTGATTTTCTTTCATATTTATATATGTAAGCAAACAATGAGTATAACAACTATCAAATAAAAATAAAATGGCAGAAAATATTATTTCACCAGGTGTATTTACAAGAGAAAACGACCTATCATTCCTACCACAAGGTATAGGACAAATTGGTGCAGCAATCGTTGGACCTACAGAAAAAGGACCAGCATTTGTTCCTACGGTTATCCGTAGAGGATTTGCAGAATATGAAGCAAGATTCGGATCTTATAGCAAGGACACATATGTTCCATTAACAGTAAGAAATTATTTAAGAAACGCAGGAACAGTTACAGTAGTAAGAGTTTTAGGTGGTGGTGGATGGAAATATCCTGACAATGGTTTAATAGCTATAAGAAACATGGATTTTGAACAAATTGGAGCAACAGCTTCAGATACAGGTTCAGTAAAACGTGTATTAGCAGTATTACATCCTTCTAAAAATGAAGCTGACATTAACCTTTCTTCTTCTTTTCTAGAAGGAGTAGGAGCAGGAAAAGTTTCCTCAGCTTCTTTTAATAACGCTATTTCAGGTGGTGCCGCATTTAATAGTACTTTTTGTTTACATTTAAAAGGATCAGATTTTACACAGACATCAATATCTATGTCTATAAATCCTAGTTCTCCTAATTACATTACAAGAGCAATAGGAACGGATCCAGATAATTCAAGATCAGGTTCGGATTCTTATGTTGATTATGCTTTCCCTCTTGTTAATTTTAGAGAATACCAAACAGATACTACTATTACAAACATAGAATTAATAGGATTACCTTCTCACGAATTTACAGGTTCTAATAATAATGGTGGATATGCAGAAGGATATGACCACGCAGCTACTCCTTTTATAGAATCAGGATTTGTAAATGATTCAGGAACTACATTACCATTATTTAAAGTACATAAAATAGCAGATGGTACTCAAACAAATACAGATTGTAAAATTAGTATATTAAATTTAAGAGAACCAGGAGATCTAGACGGAGAAGAACAATATTCAACATTCTCATTACAAGTTAGAAAATTTGGAGACACAGATAAATCACCTAGTATATTAGAACAATATGATAGATTAAATTTAAACCCAGATAGTCCAAATTATATCGCAAGAGCAATTGGAGATAGATATGGTGAATGGAATGAAGATAGACAAAAAGTAATTATATATGGTGATTATCCTACCAAATCAAGATATATTAGAATTGAAGTAGATGCATCAATAGATAATGGAGCAGCTTCACCTAAATTATCACCAAGAGGATATGATGTGATATTAGACCCAATATACAGTGGTTCTACATCATCACCTCAAGCAGTATTAGTACCTTATGTTTCAAAATCAGAACAAACTCTTTCAGGTGTATATAATAGAAGAGCATATTTAGGATATGACTTTACTAAAAAAGATAACGAACAATATTTAACTTACTTGCCTAAAGTATCTATTGCTAATTCAACTGGTAAATTTAACGTAGATAAATTTTTCGGCCATCCATCTTCATCTTGGGGAGCAGATGCTATTAGTGGATCTTTAAGTGCATCAGTAGATCAAGCAGGAACAGCAGGACCTACTTCAGATCAAGTTAAATTCTCAGTACCATTCCAAGGAGGTTCAGATGGTATGAATCCAGCTACAATCAAAAGAACTGGAGAATTTATTACAGAAACTAATTTACATGGTTTAAACTTAAACATAGGTCAACCAGGATATAACGCTTACGATAAAGCATTAGACATATTATCAAATCAAGATGAATATGATATTAATATGTTAGCTATACCAGGAGTAATAGCTAAATACCATTCAGCAGTAGTAACACAAGCTGTAAATTTTGTTGAAGACAGAGCAGATTGTTTTTACGTAATGGATGTAGTAGGACAGGATGATAAAGTAACAGAAGCAGTAAATGAAGCATCTGGAAGAGATACTAATTATGCAGCTGCATATTACCCATGGGTTAAAGTATTAGACCCAGCTAAAAATAAACCAACATTTGTTCCACCTTCAGTAGTTGTACCAGGAGCAATAGCAGCTTCAGATAGAATTGCAGCAGAATGGTTTGCACCAGCAGGTTTAAATAGAGGAGTATTAGGAAATGTAATTGAAGCTAGAACAAGATTAAATCAAGCTGAAAGAGATGCTTTATATGAAGGAAAAGTAAATCCAATTGCAACATTCCCAAGAACAGGAGTTTGTATTTGGGGTCAGAAAACACTCCAAGCAAGACCAACAGCATTAGATAGAATTAATGTAAGAAGATTATTAATTGAAGTTAAGAAATTCATTGCAAGTTCTTCTAAATACTTAGTATTTGAACAAAATACACTACAAACAAGAAATAGATTCTTAGGAATAGCAAATCCATATTTAGAGTCAATCCAACAAAGACAAGGATTATATGCCTTTAGAGTAGTAATGGATGAAAGTAATAACACACCAGATGAAATTGATAGAAATAGATTAATTGGTGGAATTTACTTACAACCAACTAGAACAGCAGAATATATAATCCTAGACTTTAATATCTTACCAACAGGAGCAACATTTGATGGAGGAGGTGGTGGAGGAAGCTACTAAAAAAAAGAAAAGTATTATATTTATAACGGAATAAAAATAAAACAATAAAGATGGCAATATTAAACACAAACGAAATCATGTTCACAGCATTTGAACCTAAACTACAGAATAGGTTTATAATGTACATTGATGGAATCCCAGCATTCCTAGTTAAAAAGGTAGGAAGACCAAATATATCATTTGGAGACGTAACTATTGATCACATTAACGTGAAAAGAAAATTAAAAGGAAAAGCTGATTGGCAAGACATTACTTGTGAGCTTTATGACCCAGTAACACCATCTGGAGCACAAGCAGTAATGGAGTGGGTTCGTTTATCACATGAGTCAGTTACAGGTAGAGATGGTTATTCTGATTTCTATAAAAAAGACATTAGATTTAACGCTTTAGGTCCTGTAGGAGACATCGTTGAAGAATGGATTTGTAAAGGAGCTTATTGTAAGTCAGCTAATTTTGGAGACATGGATTGGTCTTCAGATCAACCAGTTAATATTTCATTAGGTATTAGAATGGATTACGCCATCTTAAATTACTAATATTTTTTAAATAAATAAAAAAAGAAAGCGCCTATTTTGGCGCTTTTTTATTTTCTCTATATATGTATATCTGAACTAGTTTTATTAAATAAATAACGTTATGGAACAACAACAAACAACCCAA